GTAACGGCCATCACCAACCCCTTTCGAAGTCGGCGCCGAAGATCGTGTCGACAGAGCGCGCGAGCTCGCGGCTGACACCGACATACTCGCGCTTGGGCAGCCGACCGTCTCGGGATCCGGTTTGGTGCACCATCGCATAGGGCAGCGGCGACCCGAAGTCGAGCACGTCCCCGCGGCGATCGAAGGTCAGCGAGCGGGCAAGATCTCCCTCGCCGAAGAGCAGCTTGTGCTGCGGGCCGCGGGTCTTGGCGTAGCTCTCCGACCACGGATCCCAGCGCCGGCCGGTCGGGCCTGCCTCGTCGTCCTCGAGCCGCAGTCGCGTATCCTCTTCGAGCGCCTCGCCGAACAGCGTCAGGGCGCGTCGGGGCCACCAGCTGTCCCAGTGCGCCTCCATCCGCTCGAACTCAATCAAGCCGTCCAGCTCGAGCTCGATGTTCATCAGCAACCACACCGCCTGGAGCCGCTGCTCCCGAGTGATCCTCCGATGGAAACAACCTGCACGATCGGGCCCCGGTTCGCCGGACGCGGCGCCACGATCCCGAGGTCGAGCCGCTTGTTCGCGATGTCGTCGAAGTAGGCGTTGACCTCTTCGACGCTGCGACGGATCCGGTCGGTCAAGACGCCGTCGTCCGCGAGCGCGTCACGAGCCGCGATCTTGGCGGCCGCGTGGCGCAGATGGGGCGGGATGGTGGTTGGCAGGGCGAGGTACGCCTGCAGGATCTTGGTGTCCAGGAGCGAGCTCGCCGTCTCGATCGTTGCGTCGATCCGCAGCAAGAGCGTCGTCGGGATGTCGAAGGTGAGCCCGTCCACCGTGAACGACGTGAGCGCCTCCTGCCAGAGTCGCTCGTCGAAGTGCGCTTTGACGTTCCGCTCGGTACCCCCGTACCAGCGGATCACGTCCTCACGCTCACAGTAGTTCGGCATGGCTCACTTCTTCGACTTGCTGATCTGGGCCTTGAGCAGCTTGATGACCGCCGGCCGGCCCTCGCTCGCAACCTCGGCGCCGAGAACTTGCTTGAGCTCGGCGAGGTCGAGACCCTTGATCTTGGCCTTGATCTCGTCGAGCTCGAGACCGTCGATGTCGGGGAGATCTGCGGTGGTCGACCCGTCGAGACGGGCGAGCACCTGCTCGAGTTTCTGGGTCAGCGCTTCGTTGCGCGCTTCGAGGGACGCGATCGCCCGGGCCTGGCTGAGCTCGCGGGCGGACACAGCCTCGGCGTCTCGCGTCCGGTAGTGGCTGCGCAGCCCGGGACGCACGGGGACGACATGCACGTCGTCGCCCTCGACCGGCGTTCCGACCTGGAGGATCGGCGCCAAGCGCTTCCCGACCTTGATCGGATCGTTGAACAAATGGGCGAACGCACCGCCCTTGGCCCGCATCGCCGCGCCCCGACCCTTGAAGCCGCCCGTGCCACGCTCGATGTACCCGCTCGGGACCTCGTTCCAGCCGGGGTTGAGTCGGACCCGCTCGTCGCCGACCTTGGGCGTCAAGAACAGCGGGTTCTCTCCGTTGTTTCGAATGAAAATCGTCTCGGGCATTTTCCCTCCATCTGCGACGGATTTGCCGTCGCTCTGCACGCTAGCTCAGGATCAGGATCAGACGCCCCAGCCCGCGCCCTTGCCGTCCAAGAACAGGACGCTCTCGGTGTTGGTCACCTGCACACCGGCGAAGTACGACCAGATCGCGATCTCCAGCATCCACTGGTTGCCGGGGACTTGCACCGGCTGCTGCACCTGCGCGAACACGGGCATGGTACAGCGGATCAGGTCAGGACTCGGCGTCAGAAACAGCGCACCCGGATGACCGTTGCCGTCGGCGTTGGCCATGCCCGGATCGACCTCGATCTCGAGCTGCTCGTTGTTCTGGCGGATGTACGAGAGCAGCGTGGTGTCGGTCCCGCCCGCGCTGAACTGCTCGGTCTTCATGTGCCGATACGGCAGCCGCGGCAAGACCAGCATCTCGGGCTCTGGCTCTTCGGAGTCCTGCCCGTAGATCGCATCGATGCTCTCGTTGAGCTCGTCGTAGATCGGACCAGAGTTGGCGGTGGCCCAGTCGACCGTCGAGACCTTGTGCAAGATCCCGGGGTAGTTGACCACGCCCCGCAGTCCATGCGCCGCCGAGCCGCGGCGAATCAGACGGTTGATCGCCTCGTAGTGCTTGCGTCGGGTCTGTTTTCCCTTGGCTTCTTGCTTGTCGTAGCCGGACTTCGCGGCCTGAGCGATCTCGAAGAACCCGATCTGCATCTTGTGCTCGACCTTGTGGAACCTCGCGGTCTTGAGCTCGGTGATGATGTCGACCGTCCGCTCTTGCGACTGGTCGAGCGCCGTGATGCCGTCATCCTGCGTCGAGTCGGTGACGCCGCCCTCCTCCCACTCCAGGTGCTTGTCGCCGATGTCGGCGCCCGAATCGGTGATCGTGATGATCGATCCGTCGGCCCACGGCGTCTCGAGATCCTGCTTCATGAACAGGCCGGCGATCATCGCCGTGGTCGCACAGCGCGATGCCGTGTGCAGCATCGAGTCGTTGCTGGCAAATTGCTGCCGGAACTGCGGGGTCTTGCCCCACAGTTGCATGGCCATGTCGCCCACAGCATGAGCGACGACCTCGAAGTGCTGATCGCACGCCGCCTGCTGATGCCAGGGCTTGCGAAAGTCGAGCTTGGGTTCACGGGAGATTCGAGCGTTCATGAGTTGTTCCTCGCGCAAAGTGGGAGTCGGCGATCTTGCTCAGCCGCGCAGCAACATCGCCGTGAGGTCGCCGTTCGCGTCGGTGTAGGATAGAGAGGTCCAGCGCGATCGGGCGAGCAGCTGCGTGTCGCCGCCGTCTGCCGAGATCCGATACGCGCCGTTTTCCTCGGCTCCGGCGTGAACCTTGCGGACATAGACCGGGTTGTCGAGCGACGTCACGGGCTCCTCGACCGCGACCGGGATCTCACCCTGCGTCAGCACGTCGACGTTCGCACCGACCGACCAGTGATCCTTCGCGCTCGGATCACCAGTGCTGCTCTCGAGCTCGGGGTTGATGGCCGTGATCCCGAAGATCAGCCGCTCGTCGTCGCCGACCTTCAGCTTGCGCAGTTGACCGTTGTCGTCGAGCGCAACCGCGAGGCCGGGGCGCAAGTCTTCGTTGGCCGCGGTCACGTCGGTCAGCGTCATGGTGACGCCGCCGGGAGCGATGGGAGATGTCAGCGTGAAGGTCTGGTCCAGGTTGCGGGCTTCGAGGTAGAGCGTGGCGCCGTCCGCCGTGCTCTCAGCGATGCTGACCACGACCGCGATCGAATCGGCCTTGGCTCCGAGCGCAGTGACGGTCCCGGCAAAGCTGGACGCCGCCATCGTGACCGGCACGAGCGTCCCATTGAACAGGAACGAGTAGACGCCGTCGGCGTAGGCGCCGGTCAGCGCGACGGACCACTTGGTCGGATGCCCTGGCCACACCCGGCTTCGAACATCACCGCGCGAATGATCTTGGATCTGCCCGCGCATGGCGGGGTTGGTCGTGGACAAAGACATGGTGTTGGTCCTCTTCTGGGTTTCTTGTTGGAGACGTTGCGGCGAGCTCAGTTCGCGGAGCTTTTGCCGTAGGTGGCAGAGGTATCGATCGTGGGGACGCGGAACGCTGGCAAGCCTTCATCACCGGTCGCCCTCGACTTGCGCGACGCGGACAGATCGATCGTCGTGCTGTAGACCGACTTGACGTAGGCGTCGAACGTCGGCGCGGGCCGAGTCGGATCCGGGCCCATCGCATCGTCGATGTGCTTCTTCAGCTTGGCGTCGATGTCGACGATCGCGGCGACACGCATCGCGGTCAGCGAGTCGGGCCGCTTGCCGCTTGCCCACGAGGCCACGAGCTGCGGACAGTGCGGGGCGATCTCTCGCTCGAGCTCCCGCATGTCGTGCTGGGCCTTGTCGGCCTCGAGCTTCTCCAGGCTGCGCGACATCGCGGTGACCTGACCCTGCAGCGCGGCGTGATCGGTCGCCAGCTTGGCCGCGTCGCCGTGGATCTTTGCTTGCGCGGCGCGGATCCGGATGGCCGCGTCCTTGCTGACGCGCAGCTTGACGCCGTCCATCTCCATCATCTCCATCTCGCCGCCGAGGTGCTGCGCGACCATGCCGACCTCGAGCCCGAGCGCGGTGGCGATCGCTGCGTAGGCGCCCGCGGGTTCGGTCTCGCCGGTGAGCAGCTGCTTGAACGCGTCGAGCAGGGCCATTGCGGCCTGGGGATCCATCATGTCGGTGTTCGTCGTCATGTCGTCGTCCTTGCTTGCTTCAAAAACTGTTGCGCCGTCGACCAGCACTCGGGCCTTCGGACCCGCGCGAGCTTCATCGACGAGGGCCTCGTGGTTGACCTGGATATCGGTCTGCCGATACGTGTATCGAACGCCCTGCGCGTCGACGCCGGGATCTCGCACCGCGATCGTCGTGTAGCCGGTCGACAGCTGCACCTTGCCGTCCCGCATCTTGCGGATCGTGCCGATGTCGCCGATGCAGATCTTGACCTTGACGAAGCGTAGTCCCTGCTCGTCGGGCGGCAGCAGCTCGGCGCCGGTGCCCAGCATGCCGCGCGCGTACTCTCGCCAGTTGTCGGCCGTCACGAGCACCGACGGGTGATCGTCAGTGAACGTCGCAAAGTCGAAGCTGCCGAGGCTCTTTTCGACCTCGTCCTCGGACCGGAACTCGTACCAGGTGCTCTTGCCGTCGCCGTAGAGCTGCGAGCCCGTGCGCGCGGCGTAGCCCGTGACGATCAGGCGACCGTCGGCTGTGACCTTGTCGGCGAACCCGTCGGTGCGCAGACGGTCCGCGATCGCGTTGATCTGCGCGGCGTCGGTCTTCGGGCCAAGCTCGTCGGCGATCGCGAGCGCACGGTCGACGGCGACGCGGTCCTCGGCACCGAGCGCGAAGTCCATCGTGCAGGTGCGGTAGACGCGGGTGGCCGAGTCGGCTTGGGCATGTGGCAACGGATCCAGCGTGGCAAGCATGGCCATTGCCCCCGCGAGCTTCTCGTCCGTCCAGCCGCGCGCGCGCCTTTGGATGCGTGACATGTCGGCGACCCGTCGTACAAGCTTGGCGTACTCGTCGAACGTCTGCGGCTCCGCGCCCGTGTCGCCGTATGGGAACACATGCACATCGACGATATCAAGCTTGTCGAGCGCAACGACCTCCTGCTCGGCAAGGATCATATCGCGCAGCGGCTTGCCATCGCTCGGGTGGATCACATCGCCAATGCCGGGCACCTTGGCGAGCTCAGCAGCATTCAGCAGCATTGCGTCCGCGCTCGCGCGCGCCTCCATGACCACACCATAGCGTCCCGCTTCGCGGTCCTCGATGGTGTGCTCGGCCATTGCGTACTCGTCGGCCACCTTGCGCGATGTGGTCCACGACTTGTCGCGTACGGGATCGCTCGGGCGCAGCAGCCCGTCGAGGCCGAACCCCGCTCGATGGCGGGCGACGGCTCGGTCCGCGACCGCGCGAGTCAGGTTTCGAAGACCGCGATACACGGCGTCGACGACCGGCGGCTTCAGCCACGGGTACAGATCTTCGATGGACTTCAGCGCAGCCATGCGCGGGCGCGGACCGAGCCGTCGCCCGCCATCGAGCGGGGTTCGGCCTCGACGGGCTGCTGCGCCCGAGCGATCCCG